ATCTCAGTACCTTTGCCACCTTCTCTACGTGGCAACCAAAAGTCTTCTAGCATTGTTTGAAATCTTCTGTCATCACGAATTTCACCAGTCTGTGCATCATAGACTAGTTTGTTTTTATACTTCTGCATGATTTCACGCAAGTACTGTTCAGCCTTCATCTTAGGCAAGTTACCTACGTCAATGTAAAAGATTCTACGTTCAGGCGCACGGGAGATACGATAGATAACTGTCGCATCTTCAAGCATACGTAATTGATTGAGTGGCTTGATTGCTTTGTGCAGATGAGAAACAATTACTTTGCCATCTTTGTCTGTGATACCGGAGTTGGTGTAGCAAACTGAGTCTACTGCAATTTTGACACCTTGCGAACCGTCTCTAGCGAATCCTTTATCAGAGTAGATAAAGTATTCGTGATATTTTTGTGACATGTCTGCTGTTCCAGGACGATTGTCAGTTCTTTTGTTTTCACGCACCTTACGAATTTTACGTGGATCAATGTAACGAACTTCTTTCAATCCTGATCTAGGATTCTTTTCGTCAATGACCATGTGATAATATAATCTACCATCAACATACCATCTACGAAAGATATCATAGCCCTGATTGTTGAAGTCAAGAAGTTTCATAATGTAATGATATTCATCACGAATTTTTTTCTTGATTGATTCTGGTTGTTCAAGTTTATCTAAAATGATTTGAACTGGATAATCACCATCTTCGAAAACTAATGATTCATTCACAATGTCTTCAATCGCCGCATCGCATTCTGGCTGAAGTGCCATCTCACGATACTTCTTAATTAAGTCTGCATCTGTTCTAATCTGACCTTCAAGATCAAGGTATGTTCCATAGACACCACCGCCAGAAATTGCAACGGATGCATCGTCATCGGTAGGTGGTACAAACGATTTTAACTGTTCTGCTTCAACATCATCTTTACCAATCTTATATCCAAAAAGTTTTATCGCCATATTTGTGTCTCTCTAAAAAAGAAATGGGGGCGTAATAGCCCCCATTGTTGCAACTATTACGCAATTATTTATGTTGCGTAAATTTCATTCAATTTAGAAATTTATGTTGATAGTGTCAAATCACTTGCTAAGCCGAAACTGTCGGTTGCATTTCCAGCCTGAAGATAGTGATATTGGAAGTTTACTGTAAATTCTGATAATGTGTCTGTGCTGTCAAAAGACAAATCTATTGCGCTAACATCTGTCGGAAATGCATCGCTTAATTTGTACTGTCTAGAAACTGTGTTATCAGCTTTTAAGTGTCTACAAATAATAGGCTTATAGTATTCTGCCGTTGTTGACGATTTTATTTGTGAATCGTAATTTCCTTTTGAAATCAAATTTATCCAAGCGTTGAATGCACGGCGCAAGGTTTGATTTTCATCATTGATAATTGTAACTGTCCAATCAGCAAATGTTCTGTCTCCAGGAATTTTAATTCTTCTACCTGCTCTGAATGGCACTTCAATTGTACCTATAGTAAAACCAGGCACTGCGGCTGCTTTACACAAAACTTTAGTTTTGAGTACAGCGTCAGAAGGTACATCACCAGCCGCAATCGCTGTTGGAAATCCAATTTCAATTTCAAATAGATTTGCTCTAGCGCCTCTACCGGTTAATGCTGTTTTTAATTGTTGTATTGATGCGAATGTCATTTTTATTATCCTTTAGCTTGTGGTGTAATAATGACATCGCCATCTGCGCTAAAACCATTTTCATAGTAGTCATATGTCCATGTCACAGTAAAATCTTCAACTGCATCAGTAGTGTCATATGACAAATCAATTTGAGAAATGTCACTAGGCCAGCAATTTACTAATCTATAACCTCCAGCTACAGATGAACTTCCATCTTCTTTCAATTGAAAGATCATTACTGTGCCGTAAAGACCAGCTGGTGTGCCAGTTGTAGCACCTATATTGGCAGCCCTGTTACCTAAATCTGTGCGTTCATAATTAGTTTTAACAATATTATTTTGCCAACTTTCCATTAAGCTACGTAGTTTAAAGTTCTCGTCATTTAAAACAGTTGAAGTCCATTCGGCGAATGTTCTATCTCCACCCATTTTCAATCTACGGCCGCCATTCATTGGGATTTCAATTGTTCCCAATGTAGCAGACGGCAAAGATCCTGATCTACATAGATATTCAAAACTTGCGAAATCAGCGGCCGTAAAGCTGGCTGGTGGTGTTACTTGAACCTTAAACAGATTCGGTCTAGAACCAGCTCCTAGAGACTCTCTAAACTTTGTTACTGAAAATTCTGCTGCCATTTTATTCTCCTTTATTATGTTCTGTAACTATTTATCCTGCAATTTCATTAAATGTAGCAGTACCTCTTACAGACACAAAATTAAGTTGAATGAAGTTAACAGAGCGAACAGGCTGAACAAAAATATCGCAAACAAATTCGTTAGCATTTACAACATCTTCAGGATTGTTGCTTGAATCACAAACAACTCTGAATGCGGCTAAACCACGGCGTGCTTGAACACTTCTTAAGTATGGAACAACTAGGTTAACAAAGTTTGATCTTGTTGTTTCATCATTTTGGTCAAACAATACATTGTCTGCGGCTTCACCGATTGTCTTCTGCAAGTCGATAAACAATCTACGAACGTTGATTCTGTTTGTAGATGTATTTCTAGTCACGAATGTCTTGTCACCAAACAATACTGTGCCACGACCAACTTGTGTAATTACTGGATTAACAGCAAGTTTATACAATGTGTCTCTGTCAGCTTGTGTTGGATTGTAGGCTAAACGAACCAAGTTTTGGATACGGCCGTTGCTGAATCCAGCTGGAGACAACCATGACTCTTGATTTACATCGTTACGTGCCATGCAACCAGCAACGTCAGCATTCAATGGCACATAAACATATGTGTCATTGTATTTGTCATACTGATATTTCCATCCGCTGTCTGCGACTGCGTATGTAGAACGTGTAACTGTACCAGCCCACGTAGAGATTCCAGTTGCTTCTGAACCAACATTGTTAACAACGTTTGTTCTCAATGGAGAAATACAAACAACAACGTCTTTTCTAACTTCAGCAATATCGCCAATAATTCTGTTTACAACAGTTGCATTGCCTTGACCAGCAAAGATAATTGTTGCAGGAACTTCAGACTTGTTTGCATACTTCAAGTATCCAGTAGAACGGTCGCCATCAGTTAGAGATGTACCATCAGAACCACCATTGAAGTCATAGTTCTTAGGAACAGTTACTGAAGTGTATGTTGTTGCCGCACCGTTTGCTGTTGTAAGGTTGTTACCCCAATTTGTACCAGCGGCATCTTTTGCAGCCCAACGAATCCAATTTGAACGATCATTGATAAGGTCTTTGTAGTAATTGCTACCACCATTTTCAGCTTTTGCGTTACCCGCTTTAGATACAAATGCATATTTTTCTAAAACTGTGTTTGCTGTGCCAGTGATTGAACCAAGTTTGTCAATAACAACAACGTGCATTTCATCACCTGATGCACCTAATGTTGCCGCTTGTAATGATGTGCCTGGAGCGCCATCGAATTGGTCAAAGAATTCCCAACGGCGAGTTGCTGTTACGCCAGATGCACCAGGTAAGTGTGCAGATGCAATTGTAAGAGATGTTGCATTTGCAATTGCAGTAACTCTAGTAGAACGACCATCTAAAACGATAGAGTCGCCAACTCTTAATTCGGTGTTTGCAGCCGTTCCAGAACCAGTAACTGTTGTTGCGCCTGCTGTTACGCTATATGTTCCAGTTAATGTGTTAGAATATGCAGTTGAAGATGGGCAAGTAGAAACTTTAAGTGAATTTCCTAAAGCACCAGCATACTTTGCAATGAAAGGACCGATGTTAAATGATGCTGTTTCAATATATGCATCATCGTTTTTAACTAATTGACCTGTACCTGTACCACCAGAACCAGTTGCGGTTTCTGTTGTTGCGTTCAATGCTGTGTTTGCAACACGAACAACTAAGAGTGGTGAAGAGTAACCTAAAAAGTTTGCGGCTGACAAGAAATCTACAATGTTAGTTGAAGATGGCTTACCGAATTCGTTTACTAATTGGTTTTCGTTTGCAACTTGAGTCGCAACTTCGATAGGACCCCAAGTAAATTGACCCGAAAATGCACCAATTGTAGATGAAGTTGATTGATTAGACGTTACCAAATCTTGTTCGGTGATCTTAACGCCTGGTGAAATTAGACTTATAGCCATTGAATTCTCCTTGTTATAATGATGTGGGTTTGTTTAATTTATTTATAAAAAATCAGTTTTGTGTGTTTCCCAGACCTGTCCCGAATTGTCTTTAAAAAATACCTCTTCGTCACCATTATTTATAAAACCAAAAGGTGTGACTTCTTCTTCAATCATCTTGATTCTTGCTTCGTACAATTCTTTTCGTATGTTGATGTTTGTCAATTCTTTAAAGTATGAGTTTGTTGTCAGCCACGAAAATAACACTAGAGGCATAACTAAGTCATCGTGATATCCTTCGTCAGCAGAATAGCTGTTTCTTTTTTCAATAAATGTTGAAATTTCAGATATAGTATCAGCATCGTTGATGATGAGTTTTTTCTCTTCAACCATCGACTTAAAGTTAGAGCATCCAATGCGTTTAACTTTCTTATCTGTGATTACACCAAGCTGTGTTTTATTTCCACCAAAACCACCATTGACAACTTGGCCTTGTGGTGTTCTGCTAACAGAAATGATATTCTCATATTCATACTCTGCGTACAAAATTTCTGCAACTTGCTCTGAAGAATTGATTTCAATGAGGACGTATGCTTCATTGTATTCTTTACCGACTCTGTACAATACCGATGGATACAAAAGCGGGCTAATTTGATTGTTTCTGTATTTGCCCACCATCTTATAAGGCATCTGATTTATGTCAAGAATCACAAATGCTGAATAGTCACCACCAACACCTTTAGCTGTGTCTGCAACGATACAGTATGCGTGATCTTTCTCTACCTTTTCGTAAATGTCAAGCCCGTCTTTCTGATATATGATAGGATTAGCCGACATTTGTGCAATAGCGTCAGAAGCAATGAGTGTAAGACTAGAACCCAAGAAGTTACAAAGAACCTCTTGATTGAACTTCAATTCACCAAGAAGTCTTCTCTGTTCAGATGCCCATGCTTCGTCACGCCCTGGAATTTCCCAGTAAGGAATAAACAAATTGACGAATCCATTTCTGTCGTTTTCAGCATCATTCCAGAATTTCCAGAAGTGGTTGTATCCTAGTGGAGTAGAACTTAGCAGAATCTTTGTCGTTTCACCAGCAGAAATCGTAGGATAAACTGAAGTAAAGAATTGTTCTGCTACATTGTTCGGTATGATAGCCGCTTCGTCAACGTACAATAAGTTAACTGACTTACCACGAATACCCGATGTGCTTGTTGCGGCTGTGAATACAATAGAACCATTCTCTAAAGCAATGTCACCTTTGTTCCATGTAGTGACACCTTGCTGAAGCCATGTAGGAAGATTCTCATACATGATCTG